CGTATGGAGCGCGAGTAGTTCCTCAGCGCTTAGATGAATTAGTTTGGGTGCAATATCCGCCATGTTCTAAGAGTAGCGGATGGTATTACTACTCGGGTTTATTTCCTTGAAGTATGGTTGAAATTTCTTCCATAATCTTTGATTCGTCCTCGTTCGAAGCACCAGTTTCAGAAGTAAACTCAACCTTCTCAGACCATTTGGCATAAGCCTCTTGAATAGCCTTTTGTGTCTCTCGTCTGCTCATAATCTAATTATACCCCAGTTTATTTCTTTCCGCCACTAGGCGCTGGTTTTTCACGGGCTGTTCCATCATAAATCAAGCCGTCGCCATCATGGTCAATAGGACCGTCTAATAGTTTCTGACCTTCAGCGGTCAATGACTTTACATACTTTAATCTCAAGTCATACAACAAACTCTTTCCAGCCCATTCGGTTGCACCCTTTGTATAGCCAATGTTTGCAAAGTGAGCAGGAAGAGGAAAGTTATCTTCCTTCATGTCTTTAACCGAATCCCAAGCAGGATACTCGTTACCACTTTCATCAGAGAAATTTGGTTGATAGTTATTGGTTGCCCTAGCCATTAAAGCATCAAATTCTGCTCTTGCTGGAGTTCCACTTTCAAAGTTATCAACATAAATAACATTGTTAGCAATAGTTTGTAAATTATCTGCAACTCGGTCAGGTCTCCAGTCATAACCTGCTCGCGCCCAATGGCGAGCGCCGTCCCATGCTGTACCAACTTGGATGTATCCCATACCTCTAGCGGTATACCAAGCCTCAGATTGTTCAATGATTGCTTTGCCATAGCCTGTGCCTTGAAAATCAGGGTCAGGGATTGCTAAAACTTCATGCTCAACATTCCACACACCATTTTCTTTGAAAAAGCGTCGAGAAATTTCTCCAACCATATTACCTTCTTCATCTGTAATATCACCACGAACATAAATACTTTCTCCGCTACGGGATACTGAACCAATGTTTGTATTAAGAGTAACTTCTCGTCCATCAGGGTGAGTTCCAGTATGGCTAACTCCATAGACTTCTTGAAAGAATGGAACTAATTCTTCAGGGTCTTGACCAGTATCTCCTGAATTAACTCTTTCATATTCATTCAATGTATCTCTTTGAGCCTCTACATATTCACTAACCATTTCATCTTGAATTTTTTCATATAGGCGATTTCTTAAATCTTCATTCGCTTTATCGTTAGCCGCTTGGTCCTCGTACTCATACTTAGCCTCTTGAAAAGCCTCTTCGACTTTTTCATCGATTCCTTGAGTTGCATCAGCATAAAGGTCAGAATCATTTTCGACAGTAAGTTTTAATTGTTCATCGCTATATTCCGTGTCACCTTTTAGAACATTATCTAAGTCCTCTAAAGACGGACCAAGCCCACGCATTGCTTCTACGCGAGCAATTTCATCTTCGGTGAAACCTCTAGCCCAGTTACCGTGTTCGGACTGGTCATGCTCCCCGTGTTTTAGTACGGGTTTCAAACCATAATCAAAGTAAATTACTTTGAGGGTTTTGCTAACTTCGCCCAAATCTCTTTGGCGTAAGCGTCTATCTGCTCGTCTGTCATGTTCGACATATCGGGCAGTTCTACTGCTTCGAGTTTTTTCGATGCCACCTGTTCCTCCTGTTTCTATTTCTTTTAAGTTCGCTACATCCCAAATTGAGATTTGGTCGCGTTCACGACCCCGAGAGATAGCCTCTCCCTCGTCCTTAATGTTTTCTGATACATCAAGGTAGACCTGTCCATCGTTCGTATTATGCCATAACCCTAGGTAGTTATTCGAATTATTGAACTCAGATTTATGCTGTTTCATGTAGGAAGAAAGAATCTCAGCGCCTTTAGCCTCATCAAAAAAGTCATCAGCCTTGACTATCGCCGCAAACTTCTTGCCCCTAGCCACCATAAAGCCGTCTTTAGGGCTGGAGCCGTCCTTCATATCAACGGTAAGCCCTCCATTAGCCTTGACGCTCTCAAGGGTCGAGCGGACTATCTCAGGGGCTACTTGGACTCCATGAGCCCAAGAGCCATGAGAACTTTGGTCATGGTCTCCATGTTTTTTAACATCTTTGGCTCGGGTTATCTCAACATCTTCGAGCGTGGCTATGAATCTACTCATTTGTCCATCCTCTGAAAAACTCCTACTTTCATGGGGTTGCCACTAATACTAACGGTGTTATATCCCATAAATTTCAAAGTTGTATTTCTTGGTAATAAAACTTCTTTTTCGTTAGCGGCGGTAGATACATTCTCAAACAAATCTGAAACAGCATTTTTTACATAATCGACTGCTAGACCTTTCCCTCTTTTAGACTCACTTGGCAAAATAATTGATGGTGTGTCATCTGTGGTTCTAATCATTTGTAAATTTTGCAATACATCTAAGCCTTCTTCTCTTGTTATATCAACTCTAGTTGTAGACATAAAACCTTTGTCCATTAAAAAATCTCCTACTTCAAGAGTATCTGTAATGCTTTTATCAAATACTCGGTATAAATTTTTGTCTCCAAAAAATTCAGGTGCTTCTTCTATGAGTTTATCCAAATCACCAACTCTATATTCTTGCATTTGTCGGTATTGTTTAGCATCAATCGAATCGTTTTCATCAGGGTCTCTATTAAATCTTCTTAGGTAGCCGTTTATTTCTGCATATCCATCCGCTGTGTAGGTATTCAAACTTCTTATTTCTTCACGGGAGATTCCAACTGGGTCTTTACTACCGTCAGTTTTAATTCCATATTTTTCAAAATAAGTATTTTGTGCTTCTTCGCCTTGAGTTTCTTCATCAAAATTATTAGTAGCCCAAGAACCGTGGCTTGATTGGTCATGGTCGCCGTGTTTACTTACCTCTTTAGGTAAAGAATTAGGATGTTTAGTTTTTAATCCAAGAGAACGATAGGCGTCAAGAGCATCGGGATTATTTTCAATAGCCAAAACTACATTTTTGTTTGACATCAATCTTTCTGCGGTTGCCCTTTTATATTCAGTTCTATCTTTGCCTTGGTCTCTAAAGTTTATAGAATTAAACTTAACTCCAGCATCTCTTAACTGTTGTTCTGTTCGACTTCTATCGCTTGCTTCTCTTCCAGTCACTATGGCGATGTAATGGTCTTTAGAAAGATTATTAACATAATCAATCGTACGAGCCATTGGATATTTTCTATCTTGTAATAAAGTATCATCAATATCGACTATTACAGCCTTTTCTTTATTTTTAAGAACTGGCTTATATCCGATAGGTAAGACGATTGTGATACTCATGAGCGTCTCTCAGGTGGAATGATTACCATGGTGCAACGGCAATTAGGATGAACTCTGCCTGGAGTTTCATCACCGCTAGAAAATGTTCCGTCCCAAGGAACTATCTCTCCATCTAGTTCTAAACAAATATCGCAGGTGCGTTCATCTTGAGCAATAATCCACATCTTTTGTGACTCAGCGTCTACATAACCTTGCTCTGCCGCCTGATTCCATCCCTCTTGGCGTCCCTCGTTTTGGGCAATTTGAATTTCTGTGCGAGCAATCATTGTGGCTCTCTTGCTCTTAAGAGAATCTGAATAACGGGTAGAGCGTTCAATTGCTTGAGCGCGAGCAGTTGCTTCTTTCATTCCATTTTTAACTAAACGGGCATACTCTTTTTTCTCAAAGTTAGTAACTGCATCAGCCCATCGGGGATGTAGTCCCACAACACTTTTGATTCTTCGGGCTGTCGCTCTGTAATCTAAGCCCTCATTAAAAGCGTCAATGATTGCTTTACGAACTGAGTTACGGGTTAGAGCGTCAATAGAAGTAATAAGTTCTCCAGCACGGCGTTGAGCAAAGGCTAAAGAGTTTGGGTTTGTTTTATTAAAGGACATAGTGAATTCAACTTTAGGTGGTTTAGGTTGCGCCCACGCTGGAAGTTTTGTGAATTCAAGGTTAGCCATTGCTTGCCGATTATCAATCTTTACCTTAGAAGGTGAGAAGGCTGGAAGGGCTAATTTAGGAGCAATCTTTTGAATCTGTTTAATTGCATCTTTGCCACCAAGGTCAATTGAATTCAATAAAGATTCTTGGATGCTCTTTTGATTAGCAATAGTTATACCTGATAATAATCGCTCTAAAGTTTCAGGATTCATGTTGCGAAGCAAAGACTCAAGTTGTTTCATAGAGATTTTATCCGTGGCTCGCTGAATTGATTGATACAAAGTGCGAGCAAGTTCTTGTTCTTGAGGGGTTAGCGGAACTCGCTTATTTCGCGCTTTAGCAAAATGAATTGCCATCTCTAACCAACTTCAGGAAGTTTCGGAGCCTCAGTTTGTGTAGGAGCAGGAGGTAATTCTTCCTCACCAGCGCCATCGGGTTCTTCAGGCATAGGAGGAACTCCAGCGCTTTCAGGCATAGGAGGCATACCAAAATTCTGTCCATCATGTTCGGCAGGTGGTAATCCAGCAAGGTCGCGTAGATACTCTTCCAACTTAGGGTCAGGAACTATTGCGCCTGTTTGTACCAAGTTGCCAACGAATCCAGCAATCTCATTCAAATCAACATGGCTTACTTCACCATAGGTTAGATAAGGGGCGCGAGAAATATCCATGCCATTTAGTTTTAATAAACGAGGAATAGCGTGTTGGTTAATTACTTCAGCAATACTTTTAGCAATTGAATCAACTGACATTGACCACAAATCCATCTTGGAGGTTCCAAGGGCGTAAGAGCCAACTCGGTCAGAGCCAAGGAGAATAAAGTCAGAAAGGATTGACATTGCAATTCTTTGGTCATAGCGCTGAATAACTTTGTCTGTATCAAACTGACGGGAACCGCCTGAAGATAAAAGAACTAAATCAAATACTTTGTGTCCTTGGTCGTCATACATAGAGGGCATAACAATTCCCTCTTGCTCATTACGCTTAATAGAAGTAACGATGCTTTGGATTGATGCTAGAACTGAGGCTTGCTCCGCTGTTGCTGTTGATGAAAGGAACTCAGGTGGTACATAAGCAACTGGCAAACCAGCCAAGTCACGCTCAATACCGATTGCTTCAATTTCTTCGATACGACGCTTGAAGTACCAAGAACGATAAGCGTTACGAAGAATAGAACGACCTTCAGGGTTATTCTTTTGTGTATTGGTACGAAATAGCAAAGCCTTCTCAATTGGAATTGTATGGATACCACCTGTGGATGGGTCTACTTGAACCATCGCTTGAATACCGCCATCTTCATCCATTTCCCAACGGAATAAAGTTTCTTGGGCGCGAATAGGCATCTTGCGCCAGCCGATACGACCATCATTAAATTTAGATTTACGCTGTGGGTTTTTACTATCACCTTCACGGATTTTGTAAACAATCTCATGGTATGAAAAACCAAAGACAAGCATTGAAAGCATTTGAGATAGGGCAGAGTCCCAAGACTCGCTCATGTCATGTATACAAGATTCAACAAACGCCGCTACTTCTTTATCTTCCTTAGTAATATCTCCGTCTTGGGAATTATCTGAGAAAGGGTCTATACGCCACTCAAGGCGAGTAATAACTTTTTCAATTGCATACAACATTGAGCCAATGGTCGGGTCGTTATCCGCCATCTCTCGATAGATTCTTGCTCCGCGTTGTCCACGGAGATTAACTAAAAATTCTTCAAAGACTGTTCCACCTGAACGGCGTAAACCAGTAGAACCTAATTCTTGTAAATCGGGCGTTATATTCTCAGCCATTTAACCCTCTACTCTTTGGTTGCTAATCCTACGACGATTGCTATTGCCTGTTCCTCGTTGAATCCCGCATTTATTAACTCCGAAAATACTTCGTGAGTTTGGATTGCGAAAGCCCCTAAAACAGACACGACACCCTCACGATTAGGTGAAAGGTTATCGTACACCCGTCGATTATACCGTTAAGTGAATTTAGCCTTTTTATTCGCCGTCTAGGACAAACTCAAAAGAGTTAATTCTTTTGTTAGTTATCCCTAAAGCAGATTTCAAAGCCAAATCTCTATCGCCAACTTGAGCAAAGAGACGATTTTCTAGTTCGCCACCTATTGCATCAAAGCGTCGGAAGTAGATGTTGTAAGGCAAAGCATCCTGTTGGATGTTTAATTCAATCTCAACATACTCTTTTAGAGCAATCTCTTGAGATACAAATGGTTTGCCATTCGAATCAACAACAACTTTTGAACCCGCTAATTCCTTTGTGAAGAAATCAGTCCAAGCCATTTACAACCCCTTTCGAGAGTTTATCAACCCCCATGATACTACATCAGGGTTAGAAAGGCGCAATGTCAGATAGAGGCGCACTCCAAGGGTCTGAAGGTGAGTTTGTATTGGGTTTCTCTGCACGGTTAGGTGAACTTACTTGAGCGACTGTATGGCGCTTCATATCGATGCCTAGGTTCCAAGCGGTGACCACAATCTTTGAGCGTTTAGCCCCTGTGACCTTATCGTCCCAGTTTTCTTGAAGTGCGGTACCTACAACAATTACTGACATTCCCTTGCCTAAAGAATCTGCACAGTTTTCAGCAATCTTGCCCCATGCTTTTACATCCCAAAAAGTTGTATCTACATTGTCCCAAGTTCCATCAGGTTTCTTACTGGACTTAGATGTCACTACGGTAAATACTGCTAAGGCTTTACCGTTAGGAGTAAATTTTAACTCAGGGTCATTAACTATATTTCCTGTGATTGTTATTGGTGCGCTCATGCTGTATGCCTTTCATTGGTTATTGGTTTGGCGATTATGTTTAGTTGTTTTCTCATTATGTCTCTTTGATTTAGTGTTGTTCCACCCCAAATCCCTTGCACTTTGTAATGTAACGCATAGGTAAGACATTCCTCTTGCCAGTAGCATCCCTTACAAATTTTCTTTGCTATTGCATATTCGTTGCTAACTCCTCCGTCATCATTCGGAAAGAAATAATTCGTCTCTATCCCCCAACAACTCGCTCCCTCGAATTTCCAAGGCGTCAAAACTTTCTTCATCAGGTTCCTCTCCAACAATTAAACGATTAGGGGAAGTGGCATCTAACTTAGCCAAAATTCGCCCATTGCGCCATACTTTGCCAGCAACTACTCCATCATAAAAACTAGGCTTAGGCTGTACTAGAGATTCACACTCTTCCCAAAAAATACATCGGGAACAATAGTTAAGGGCTGGTTGTACTAAATCTAAATTGAATTGGTCAAAGAGCCAAGGGTCGGCTTCACGGCACGGCGCCTTAGATGCAAATGAACCCATGTATAAATGTTATCTTGAGACTTCTTGATTATCTTGGATTGGAATGTCTTTGCGTGTTGCCCAATCACCAAAGCGCTCTCTGATTAAATCATTTAGTAACTGTAATCTTTCTTCTTCAATCTTCGCTTGGTTTATCTCTGAGTCCGACATCATCGTTGCCCTCCCAATTCTTTAGTCCGTGATGAACTAATCCAAGATGACGCCAATCAGGATTTTGGTCATCAGCAAGAGTTAGCGTCCAGTAATCCTTGTCGCCTTCGCCCATCCATTCAGATACGAGAACCCAACCAGTACAAATTGCTGGTTCAACAAAAGCGATGCGCCCGATTTCGGCGAGCGCATCGTCTATTGCTGAAGGCTTTTTTTGTTCTTCTTCAAATCCCATTTAGGGAGGTTAGTACCAAAAATTTCTTTCCCAAAAGCGCCACGCCGCACAGGGATTGGAATATCTGTGTTCGATATAAGCAAATCCTCGGGTTACTTGCTCCTCAACTGATAAGTCAGGGTCAAGTCCAAGTATCTGTGGAATACCGCCAGCATGGAGTTTTTCTCCATTTTGGTAGACGGGTGTTTTATTGTAAGCATCAGGACGGAAATTTGATTCCTTCATCCATAGCGATAGTAAACATTCCCATTGAGCGGGTGTATCCCAACCATAAGCATCGAGACGGTTTTTAGCGAACTCTTTGGATGCTTCAGGTGTGCGCTCCACCAATATCGGTTTGATTATTGCTGTGTCACTTGCTTGCGCTACTGGGTCGGGCGGAATGTGAAATGGATTTAGAAGTATAAATCCAAGTATAAATAATGCGACTGGAACTGGTTTTGTAATAACTTTTTCATAGAATCGCATATTCCTCCATTGTTAGGGGTGAACATTTATTCGCTACTGGATGTAGCGCTTCTCTGTTGTCAGTATTGGACTGACCTCACTTTGGCGAGTAGGTGTTTTGCGAACCTTGTTTAAGGGTACATCATCAAGATGAATGAGTGTCAAGGATGGGCGCTCGGTGGCGGAGCGATGAAAGTTACGCTAGAGAGAGGACGGACGCGTAACAGGCGCTACTACGCCACCGAACTATTGGGTACCCGCGTAAATGATACCCCACACATAACCATGAAAGGAAAAAGGTGGTTATGTGGTTCATCCCGTCAATCTAAGAAGAGACCGACGGGATGAATTCTGTTTTGTTACTTAGTCAAGGCGACTGCCAGCGCTCGCTTCGATTCCGTATTTTCC